ATATTTTGCAAGACTTTATAAAATTAATAAGTGGAATTGATTTATTTATTACAAAATTAATTGCAATATTTTTAGTTTTAATTGAAATGATTTCAATTAATGAAAATTATTCTACTGTTAAAGGAACTTCGATTTTTAGAACAATTAAAGAAGTGGTAATGAGAGTTAAAGAAGTTAAAGAAGACGTTAAAGACATTTACAAATGAATAAAGTAAGAAGTTATACAACCGATCAATTATTGAACCATGCTAAATCAATAAATGGTTTTAAAAGTTTTCCTAAAAATAAATGGATTTATGGAGTTAGATCAAATGAAAAAACTCCGAATGTTCCCGATGATAAATTCTATTTTTTTGAAGAGGAAAAATTCATTACAATGCTTACTGGTTCTACCGAACCAGGAACTCCAATTTTAGAAGGTGGATTTTTAAAATACAATAAAGTTGGTGCTGCCGTTGTTAAAGCAAACGAATGGTATCATAATTTATGGTTGTATGGTCTTCACATGGGTAAAATGCCTGCATTAAGACAAGTAGGTGATATATTATTGTATCGTGATGGAGACATGGATGTTTATGCGGAAGAGTTGGGAAAACTAATTAAAGGTAAATTTGGAATTAACTTTCATACAATGGACTACAATTTGCTTTCAAAAGATATTGAAACTAAAATTGGAACATGGAGTGCTGGATGTCAAATTGCGAATCAAGTTGAAAAATATTACCAAACAATTTCATCTTTCAAAAATAATGGTTTAACTACATATTTATTAGTTGACGAATTTGAACCAAAATGAGTAGCATTTTAGAAAAAATAAAAGATACTTCCAATAGATTTGTGAATGATCTACAAGCGTTTTCAACTCCCGTAATATTGACTTCTCCAAGTGGAACTAGTTATACAACGGCAGGTTTTTTTTCCAAGCATCATAATGCATTGGATATGGAAGCTAATAGAATTTCATCTAAAATGACATCAATTGCATTGCATGAACGTGATTTAGTTGCAAAAGGTGTTGTTGTTCGTAACGCTTCGGGTAATGTAGCATTGTTAAATTACATTTGTCAAATATCGGATAGTTCCGAAACATCAAGTAAATATATTGTTCGTGAAATGTATCCCGATGAATTAATCGGTATCATTGTTTTAATATTAGGAGATTATGCCACTAATTAACGAAATACTTACTCCAATGAACTTTGAAGCCGTTCGAGATAGGATTGCTTCAATTATTAAATCGGAGTTGTTAAATCAAGCCACATTACAAAATTTACCTAAATTAAATGCAAATGTTTTTGCGGAACGATTAGTTCCTATAAATTACACCGAAATGCCTGCGGTCAATTGCATGGTTGCAAAAGGAAATTACGATGAATTGGTAGCTTTGAGTAAAGACGGGAATTATCAATTTAACATTGATATTTATACTTGTTCGGAAACAATTGGATCAACACGTGCGGATTTTCAATCGGTGAAAGATTGTCAACAATTAACGGGATTAATATTTAAAATATTGATGCATTGGAAATATAGAAGACTTGATTTTGCTGCACCATTAATTGAACATACCGAAATAAACGAAATTAAATTTGCCGATCCAGATCAACGAAATGAATCAATGAGCGTAATGATGGCACGTATAATTTTCCTTGTTCGTTGTAACGAAACAATCGCACCCTTAACGAATGCGACTGTTATCAATGGAAATACTACTGGAGTTAAGATTAACAATACAAATATTGGATTTGTATATGATGCTATTTAGACAATCTATTTAATATTTCGGAATATCCAATTAGATCAAGTAGTGAATCTTTTTTGAATTTATATTTCAATCTACCTAACTTGATTGCCATCTGGACCTTACAAATTTGTTCGGGTGTTAAATCAATGTCAAATGTAGTTTTTAGAATATTTGAGTATTCTTGAAATGCTATATTTGGATCTCCATATTGATCGTTGCGGTCTCCATTAACAATTTGTTCCGCTTGTAATAATAGACTAATATTGTTTTCCATGGAGACGTTCTCTTTTTGCATTGTATTGCATTTTATATTCAACAAATTTTTGTAGGTCAATTTTGTAAAATTCGCATATGTCTAATATTCTAATAAAAGCATCTGCCAATTCGTCCTCCACTGTATCTTTAATGTATTTTTTGAAGGTTTCTTCATATGACATTTGATTAACGTCCGAATCAATCAATTTTTCAAACTCTTCTAACTTTGCAAATTCATTGTTTCGATGCGCTTCCATGCTTTCCGATAATTCGGTAACGATTAGCATTAAGTTTGTTCCAAACTCATTGTGTTTGTCGTAAAATCCTTTGTTTACGGCATTTTGATGGATTTTTTTTTGTAGTTGTTTAACTTGCATTATTTTTTTATTTTTAATTTACTATTTTGAACTATTTTACTTAACTTACTTAAAATGTAATTATAGTTTTCCGATTCTTCTAAGTTAAAATCTTTCGTTAAAACATTTACCATTGATTCTAGCTTATAATCCAATTCTTTTAATTCTTCTTGATACAACTCTTTAAATACATTTTTATCGCTTAATTTATCTAATTCAAAGAGTGCAGCATTAAGAAGTATTAAGGTTCGGTATAATTTGTTTAATTCTTCCATTACGCACCACAATTTAAGCATCCATCCGCATCATCGTCTTCTTCTGGATGTTCTTCAATGCGTGGATTCAATTCTTTTTTTAATTCGTAAATACGCTGTTGCGTTTCACCATCTTTAAAAATATCTCCAGTTAAGGTAGATTTAAGACGATCAATTTCTTGTTTAATTTCTATCTCGTTCATCTAATAATGAGTTTAAATATTGATTAGCTTCTAGTAATTGTTTTATTTTTTCTTCCCTATTTTTTAGTCTTTCAACTAACATTCCATTTTGATTGCTTAATCGAACTATTTCATTATGGAGAAAAAACAACCGTTTCCATATTGGAAACGGATGTTTTAAGAAATTAAATAGTTTGTTCATTTGCCCAATCAATAATTAATTGACGTGAAAGTTTATTGTTATTATCTGAAACATAATCAATTAAACGATTTCTGAATATTTCAAAACCATCTATTTGTACTGGATGCGGATCGCTTGAAATACTTTCTTCAATAATTTCATTAACAATAACTTTTTCTTCAATTATTGGTTCGTTTGTTTGTTGTGGTGCAAACTCTTCAATCATTGTAACTTCTTCTATTATTGCAACTTGTTCAATTGGTTGCTCAATAGTTTCCGTTTGCGGAACTATCTCTTCTTTATTGTACGTCTTATCCAACGCTTGTTTTTGAGCTTCTAATTCGGCACGTTCTTTCGCAACTCTTTCACGTTCTTTTGCTAATTCTTCACGTAAACGTTGAATCTCCAATTGAGCTTCTTGCATTGCTTTTTGTTGCTCCGCTAACAATTGTTTTTCGGCTTCTTTACGTGCTTTTTCTTTTTTGCCTTGATCAATGTAAAAATTAAATTCGGAATCATCCAATGACTTAACTTTGTCACCACTTAAATGAATTGCACCTGCAATATAAAAACCATTTGACAATTCAAAACCATTTTCGGTTAATTGAGCAATTCTTAAATTGAAAACACGTTCTTGTTCTGCTTTTGTCGCATTTTCGAACCATTGTTTTTGTTTGTCAAGGTGTGTTTCAATAGTTTCAATACGTTCGGTTAATCGGTCAGCTTCCGCTTTCAATTCACGTTGGTATTTCAATGCTGGCTCCGTTAATTCTTTACGTCTTTTTTCGATTGAAGTTCTAGTTTTTTTGAGAGACTTCATTCCATCAACAATGAAGGAATAACCTTGTAAATCCTTAACGTCAGCAACAACAATGTTAAGATACGTATCCTCGAACTCTTTGAGTTTTTGTTCCGTTTGAATTGTATCGTTTAACAATGTTTGTTTTGCTAAAACGATTGATCCATCTAAAATTTCGTCCATGTTTTGTGTTTGTGTTTCCATTTTTATTTTGATTTTGGTTAATTACTAATTTTCGTTGCAACTATATTTTTCAAGCTCCAAACGTTCTATTTTCCATCCTTTATGATCGAATGGAGTTTTTTTGCGTATTAATGTATTATACTTAAATCCCATTCTACGACAAGTTTCTTGAATTGATGAAAAAACTCTTTTTTCTTCGTCTTTACTCGCTAAAATAACTTTCATTGATTATTTGATTTACTTTGTTTTTAATTGCACTATTTAATTCAGTCATGGCATAATAACCTTCATTTTTTGTAAGATTTATTTTTGCCGTGAAAACATCGTTGAAACGTCTATTTTGATATTTAATTTCAATAGAAATAACATCATTGTTT